GAACCACCATAAAAGTGAATCGGATGCGGTAAAGCGTATTCACTCTCAACACGGTCTTTATAAAGCTAAAGCAACCAAAGAACTTCAGAAAGCACAAAAACATAAAGATTCAATACCAGATTAGACTTAAAATGTGAAATACTCGTTTTATATAAATAAAAATAAAACGGAGTTATATTATGGCAAAAAAAGTATCGGTGGATTATAGAAAAATCTGCCAAGAACATAACGGTTATACAAAACAACAGATGATTGGTATGGATGTTCACCATATTGACGGTAATAGAGATAACAACGATCCATCAAATTTAATATTATTAACACCGGAAGCTCATGCAAAGCTTCACGAAAATGAGTTTGTGAAATGGTCAAGAAAAGGTTCTAAACTTGGTAATGAAGCATTTATCAAAAGATTGAAAGAACAAGGTCCCACAGAAAAAGAAATTGCTCACCAGAAAAAAATGGCAGAGTTACGGAAAACAGGATTACACCGAGTACCGCATTCCGAAGAAACTAAAAAAACAATAAGTGAAAATAAAAAACAACACTTTATTGACAAGACAAATCATCCTATGTGGGGTAATACCACATATGAAGTAGAATCTCCAACAGGAGAAAAGTTTAAGGTTTCTGGTGGTTGGAAAAATTGGTGTTTATCTAAAGGATTAAACCCATCAAATTTGAGGTGTGTGGCTTTAGGACAAAGAAAAAAACATAAAGGTTGGAAAGCAAAAATTATTAATGAGTGATTTGATTATATCCAAATTGGATGAGGTCTATGCCAAAATACAATGCGAAAAATCTGTTGCAAAAGAACTACATGAATATTTTTCATTCCTAGTTCCAGGATATCAATTTGTTCCGGCTTATAGAAATAAAATATGGAATGGTAAAATTTATCTTTACCATCTAAACACTTCACAAATTTACCTTGGTCTACTACCATATTTAGAAACTTTCTGTGAAGAAAGAGAATATAAATTTAGTTACGAAGATGGATTGGATGTTGAAGATGAGTATTCAGTTTACCATGCCACAAAGTTTATTAAAGAATTAAACATTCATGCTCGTGGTGAACCTATTGAAGTAAGAGAACACCAAATTGCGGCATTTATCCATGCTATGCAGAAGCGTAGAGCACTCCTGTTGTCTCCGACCGCTTCCGGCAAGTCCTTAATCATCTACCTTATCTTTAGACAACTGTATCAGTATCAAGACCTTAAAGGTCTGATAATTGTTCCTACGACTTCTTTGGTTGAACAATTATTCTCAGACTTTGCAGATTATGCCAATGGCTCACTAGAACAATACATACATCGTGTATATCAAGGCAAAGATAAGTCCACGGACAAGCCATTGACAATATCTACGTGGCAGTCTTTATATAAGATGCCTCCAGAGTTCTTTCATCAGTATGATTATATTATTGGTGATGAAGCACACTTATTCAAGGCTCAATCGTTAGCCACTATAATGACTTCATGTATTAATGCTAAGTATCGTATTGGTCTTACTGGTACTCTAGACGGTACTAAAACACATAAACTCGTATTAGAAGGTTTATTTGGTGCAGTAAAGAAAGTTATTACTACCAAAGAACTGATGCAACAAGGTAAAGTATCAGACTTTGAAATTAAATGTTTGGTACTAAAACATTCAGACGATATATGTGAGCAGATGAAAGATGCAGATTATCAAGCTGAAATAACATATCTTATTGAAAATGAATCACGTAATAAATTTATAAAAAATCTTGCTCTTTCATTAGAGAAAAACACTCTAATCCTATATCAAATGGTAGACAGGCATGGTAAAATATTGTATAATATGATTAGAGATTCAGAAAAGATTGGAGATAGAAAAGTCTTCTTTGTACATGGCGGAACTGTTACATCAGATCGTGAAGAAATACGTAGAATTATGGAGAATGAAAATGATGCAATTATTGTGGCTTCTTTTGGTACTTTTAGTACTGGAATTAATATTCGCAATTTACATAATATTATCTTCGCATCTCCGTCAAAGTCACGAGTTCGCAATCTTCAATCTATTGGACGGGGACTTCGGAACTCGGAAGGTAAGGAGAAAGCTACGCTCTATGATATAGCCGATGACATGAGACACAAAAAACATATGAACTTTACTTTGCGACACTTTGTGGAAAGATGCCGTATATATAATGAGGAACAGTTCTCATTTAAAATTTACAACATAGGACTTAAAAATGGAAAATGACATTCGCATTGTTAGATTAAAAGACAGTACCGATATTGTAGCTTCTATTGAATTTAAAGAAGATTATGTTATTTTATATGATCCTTTATTAATGACTATACAACATTTTAGAGGCAATCAAGGACAATTGTTATTAATAAATTGGTTACCACATTCTTTGATTACTGAAAATATAGCTTCCTTGAAAACTGACGATATTCTTATGACTATGATACCAAACGATGAAATGCTAGATCACTATTTGGATACTGTGGAGAAATCCAAATCTTTAAAGGTTAAGAGTATGGAAGATTTATCTGATGAGGAGATGGCTAATATGATGGAAGTTATGGAAGAACTTAACAAATCAGGTAAAGATCTTATAATTCATTAACATTAACAGACTACACCGTGGACTATATCACACTGTCAAGCCCTTTGTCAACAACTTTTTATGGTATATTTGAATGACTGAACCTAGAAAAACTAAAAATTACATTAACAATCAAGACTTCTTACAAGCTTTGGCAGAGTATAAATCTAAGGCCAAAGAAGCCAAAGAGAAGAAACTCAAACCTCCTCCTATACCGAATTACATAGGAGAATGTTTCATGAAGATTGCCGAAGGGTTGTCACATAAGCCAAACTTTATTAATTATACCTACCGAGATGAAATGATTTCGGATGGTATTGAAAACTGTCTTATGTATTTTGCCAACTTTGATGAAACTAAATCCAAGAATCCATTTGCATATTTTACTCAGGTAATCTTTTATGCCTTCCTTAGAAGGATTCAAAAAGAAAAGAAACAATTATATGTAAAATACAAAGCTACCGAAATGTTTGGTATCCTGGATGAATTTGAAATGTTGGAAGGTGAGGATGGATCCACAAGGCAATTTGAGTTGTATGATAATATAGGTGAGTTCATAGAGAATTATGAGATTGCCAAAAAGAATAAAAAAGACGAGAAGGATGCCAAGAAGAAGCCAAAAGGATTAGAGAAATTCATTGAGGCTTGACAAGTGTAATACATTATGATACAATCTGATTTATGAAAATAGCATTAATAACGGATCAGCATTTCGGTGCGAGAAACGATTCCATCCACTTTTTAGATTATTATGAGAAGTTTTATAAGGATACTTTCTTTCCTGCTCTTGATAATAACAATATACGTATTGTTCTCATACTTGGGGATACGTTTGACAGGCGTAAATATGTAAACTTCTACACCCTCAAAAGAGCCAAAGAGATGTTCTTTGATGGATTGTTTGATCGAGGTATTGAAGTACATATGTTGGCTGGTAACCATGACACATACTTCAAAAATACAAACGATGTAAACTCCGTAGACTTGTTGTTACGTGAATACGGTAATATCAATGTGATAGATCAACCTACACATATCTATGTTGGTCCTCATAAAATTTGTATGATTCCTTGGATTTGTGCTGAAAATTACAACGATTCAATTCAAACTCTTGAAGACTCTGATGCACCTATTTGTTGTGGCCATTTTGAGATTGAAGGATTTGTAATGCATCGTGGCCAAGTGGCTACTGAAGGATTGAAACGAAGTCTTTTCAGAAAGTTTGCTGACACTTTTTCAGGTCATTATCACCACCGTTCTAGTGCTGATGGTATTACTTATCTTGGTAATCCATATGAACTAACTTGGCAGGACTATAACGACACTCGTGGATTTCACCTCTTTGATTTGGAAACTTATGATCGAGAATTTATTCCTAATCCTAATATAATGTTTCATCGTATCGTTTACGATGATAAGTTAGAGTCTATATCTGAGATAACTAATAAAGACGTTACAGGTTACACAAGTACTTATGTTAAGGTGGTAGTAGTTAATAAAACCAACCCATATTTGTTTGACAAGTTCATGAATAACTTGTATAATATAAATCCAATTGACATTACTATTGTCGAAGATTTTACCGAATTAACGGAAGGAGTAGATGATGAAATGGTTGACCAAGCTCAAGACACGATTACTATACTCAACAAGTACGTGGATACTATACAAGATGATAGTATTGACAACACCGTTTTAAAAAGTATATTACAAGAAATTTATGTAGAAGCATTGAATACTGATACAGCATGATATTATTTGAAAAAATTCGTTGGAAGAACCTGTTAAGTACAGGTAATGCCTTCACAGAAATTAACTTTACCAAGTCTACTAATACTCTTATTATTGGACATAATGGTGCCGGCAAGTCAACTATATTAGATGCCTTGTGTTTTGGTCTATTTGGTAAACCGTTTCGAAAAATAAACAAGCCGCAATTATTGAACAGCATCAATAACCAAAACTGTGTAATTGAGATTGAGTTTAAGATTGGTAAGAAAGAATATAAGGTCATTAGAGGTATCAAGCCTAATACATTTGAAATTTTTTGTAATGGCGTATTGGTGAACCAGGATGCGAAAGCTAAAGACTATCAAGAACATCTAGAGAAGTTTATTCTCAAATTAAACTATAAGTCTTTTACGCAAGTAGTCATCCTTGGTTCTGCCTCTTTTGTTCCTTTTATGCAGTTATCTCCTGGTGACCGCAGAAACATCATTGAAGACTTATTAGATATTCAAATCTTTTCCTCAATGAACTCTGTGGTTAAAGATAAACTATCAGAGATTAAGGATGAGGCATCTAAAGTCAAGTATGCCATCTCTTTGACCGAAGAAAAGATTGAATTGCAAAACCAAAACATAGAAGAAAACAAAAAACATAACGAAGCCGAAATACAAAAGAAACGTGATGAGTTGGTAGAGAATCAAGAACATTTAGATAAACTTAATAAAAATATTATATTAATTCAGAAACATATATCTGTGTTACAATCCAAGATTGCAGACAATGAATCGGTAGAAAAGAAAAACAAGAAATTGTTTCAACTAGAAGCCAAGGTAGAGTCTAATATTAAAAAAGTTAAAAAGGATATTGAATTCTATGAGCAAAACGATAACTGTCCAACCTGTAGACAATCAATTGACGAAGGATTCAAAGAGTCCCAAGTTAGTGAACGTAAAGATAAAATCAATACTCAACAAAAGGGTCTTGAGGAAATTACGCAGGAAATTAACAAACTCAACACCAGATTAACAGAAATTGGTGAAGTAGTTAAACATATTAATGCACACGGTAATGAGATAGTTAAACATACATCTACCATATCAGCCATAACAAAATATATGGCAAAATTGAATAATGAGATCGGTGAGTTAACAACAAGAAAAGATAATATGGCAGAAGTAAATGCCAAGTTATTAGCCTTGAAATCTGAGTTATTTAATCATAACACAACCGGTGAAAAACTTTCTATTGACAAACATTATTATGATTATGCAGCCACATTGTTGAAAGATACTGGTATTAAAACTAGAATCATCAAACAATACTTACCGATCATGAATAAGTTAATCAATAAGTATTTAACGGCAATGGACTTCTTTGTAAATTTTAACATAGACGAGAACTTTAATGAGACAATTAAGAGTAGGCATCGTGACGAGTTTTCTTATGCTAATTTTTCCGAAGGAGAAAAGATGCGTATTGACTTGGCCTTATTGTTTACCTGGAGACAGATTGCCAAACTGAAGAACTCAACTAATACCAATTTGTTGATACTTGATGAAGTATTTGATTCAAGTCTTGACTTAACTGGTACAGAAGAATTTATGAAATTGATACACGAGATAGGTGCAGATACAAATGTATTTGTTATATCTCATAAAGGCGACCAACTCTTTGACAAGTTTAGGTCGGTAATTAAGTTTGAGAAGTATAATAATTTTAGTAGGATAGCAAAATGAATGATGTGATTGATAAAGATAGTACTATTGTTATTGACACTGGTACAGGTACACAAAAAGTAGAGAGTATTGAAACTTTTGATTTGATTCACGAAAAAGATCCGATTCTGAGCCAGATGTTGCCAGAATTTAACTTTGATGAATCACCAATCAATACTGCTGACTTTGCATCATCGATGGTTGAAACCTGTCGTAAGTATAATGGTTATGGTCTATCAGCCAATCAATGTGGTTTTCCATACCGTATGTTTGTAATGGGTGCTGGAGATGAGTATGTGGCTTTCTTTAATCCTGTGTTGATGAAAACGGAAGGTGAGGTACACATGTTAGAAGCCTGTTTATCCTATCCTGGTTTGTCCTTGCGAATCACTAGACCTGAAAAGATTTGGGTAAAATACCAAGATTATACCGGTGAGTGGAAAGAAGGTCACTATGTTGGTATGAGTGCAAGATGTTGGTTACATGAGCTTGACCACATGAATGGAATAGTGTATACTACACAAGCAAAACCGTTAGCACTACAAAGCGGTCTTAAGAAACGTACCAAAATTTATAATATGATGGATCGTTATTTCAAAGCACAACAAAAATTGGCCCAAGCGAAATAATAATGGCAACACCAAAAGATTATGTAGATAAACAATGGGATGAATGGTCTGAAAAGAATCCCGTTGGATCATTTGAACACATTGATACTGAGATTCTTAAAGAAACTCTTATTAGAGATTTAACATATGCATCTCAAATGGATGTGCGTGAGTATACTTTGTATCAGAAATGGTCTGAGATACACGAACGTTATCCTATGCAAGAAGTTAATACATTATTTGGCACCGAGATGCAGATGATTGATCCTAGTCAAATGAACTTAATCAATAAGGTGAAGTCTAAATTTTGGATGCCTAAACATCCTGATGAATATCAATGTCTGAAGCCTGTGCTTAAATTATCTAATGGTGATTTAGCAGAAACTTGGAATGCGATCAGGACTTTTTCTTCTACAATGAAAAATAATTCTAATATTGGTCGTAATCTTTTTTATACTGTTGTTGATGAAAAAACCGATAAATACCTCGGTGTTATTTGTATTAGTTCCGACTTCTTAGATTTAACACCAAGAGATAATGCAATTGGTTGGTCTAGAGATATTAAAACTCAACAACACATGATTAATCATACAGCAATCGGTTCTACAATTGTTCCGTTGCAGCCGTTGGGTTATAATTATATGGGCGGAAAACTCCTTGCACTATTATGTTTGTCAGACACAGTAGAGAAAGATTGGAAGGCACGATATGGAGATACACTTGTTGGCGTCACTACAACCTCTTTATATGGTAATACCAAATCTAATGGTTTGTCTCAGTATGATGGTTTGTATCATTGGAACAAGATGGGATTCTCTAGTGGATCTGTCGCCTTTGAACCTAAGCGTGCTACCTCTAGAATGATATTTGATTGGATTAAAGAGAATCATCCTAGAAAATATTTTGAATGGTGGGAAGCCAAGAATCAACAAGGTCTTCCACTTAAAAGAGACCATAAGAATCGGTCATTGAATTTTGCTTATAGCAAATTAAATATACCAAAAAACTTAATTCGTACAGAACATCAGCGTGGAATTTATTTTTCTCCACTATATACTAATACGAATGAGTATTTGAGAAAAGAAATTGGTGATGCAGATCTGGTAAAGTTGTTTGACAACTCTACCGAAACCTTGGCAAATTTGTGGAAGTCCAAATATGCTAAAGGCCGGATATCAATGTTAAAGAAAAAGAATACGGTTTCTTATGAAAACTTATTCTATGATGACTTGATATACCTCACTTGGGAGGAGACCAAGGCGAAATATCTACCACAGGTTGGCCGATAGGACGCTTGACTTTAGTATTACTTTGATGTATAATACTAATACTTGTGAAAACAAGACTTTTTTATTTTTTATTATTAGGAGTTTATTATGGCTAAATTATCAGCTAAACAAAAGTTGCTCAACTTCTTGAGTAAAAACGAGGGTTACAATTCTTTTTCAGTAGGACAAGCTCGTTCTATGTTCCGAATCAAGAACGTAGCCGCTCGTATCGCTGAACTTCGACAAGAAGGTCATTGTATCTATACTAACACCAGAACTCGTGGTGATGGTTCTAAAGTTTCTATTTACCGTTTAGGTAAACCAAGCAAAGCTTTGGTTCGTGCAGCTGTTCAAGCTGGTTACAACTTCAATGCCTAATCAGGCAATCTAATGAGGGAGTCCATTTAGTTGGACTCCCTTTTTTCGTTTATATTTTGGAGAGATAATGGAAATTTCAATCAAGAAAGAAGAATTACAAAAGAAAAGTATATTCATTGCAACTCCCATGTATGGCGGTATGAATCACGGACTATATGCTAAGGCATGTCTAGATTTACAAGCTCTATGTATGGCATACGGAGTACAGGTGAAATTCTCATTTCTTTTCAATGAATCTTTAATCACTCGTGCTCGTAACTATTTGGTTGATGAGTTTATTCACCGTTCAGATTGTACGCATTTGTTATTCTTAGACTCAGATATTCACTTTGATCCTAAAGATGTTATTGCCTTATTGGCATTAGACAAAGATGTTATTGGTGGACCTTATCCTAAGAAAGCCATCAAATGGAAATCTGTTAAGAAGGCAGTAGAAAAGAATCCAAATATTGAACCACAAGAACTTGAAAAAGTTACTGGTGACTATGTATTTAATCCTGTCAAAGGTACTGCACAATTCTCTGTTACAGAACCTTTAGAAGTAATGGAAATTGGTACTGGTTTTATGTTAGTTAAACGTGATGTTTTTGCTCAAATGGAAAAACAATATCCACAGATTCGTTATAAACCAGATCATGTTGGCCAAGCACACTTTGATGGTACACGTTATATACACGCTTTCTTTGATACGGTCATTGATACTATTGATTCGATTACAGGCGGTGGTTCTGATCGTTACTTGTCAGAAGATTATATGTTCTGTCAAATGTGGCGTAAGATGGGTGGTTCTATTCACTTATGTCCTTGGATGAAGACTGACCATATTGGTACTTATCACTTCAAAGGTGATATGCCTGCTGTTGCAAACTTTGTTGGAGAAATGTAATGGATAATTTATTTGTTCCTGAACGTCTTGAAAATGAAACTTTTGAAGAATATAAAGTTCGTAGACTTAATGCAGCGGCTAAACAAAAAAGCATGAAACACGGTAAAATGTTTTGGGACTCTAAAGAATTAGGTACTTACAGAAAAGCTAAGGAGACTGTGGATGAATAAAGATGTTGTCAAAGCATCTCAAACGGCCACTACTGGTGGTCGTAAGTTTGACGGAGGTAAACTAGAATATGGTTTACTTCCACCTCATGCTCTGAAAGCTACAGTAGAAATATTGACTTTTGGTGCACAGAAGTATGAACCTGGTAATTGGATTAGAGTACCTGATTCTAAACGTAGGTACTTCGATGCAGCTCAACGTCATATGTGGGCATGGAAAGAAGGTGAACAAAACGATCAAGAGACCGGTAAAAACCACCTTGCTCATGCAATTTGTTGCTTGATGTTTTTGTACGAACATGATACAATATACACTCAAGATTAATTTATATAATGGAGAAAATAATGAAACTATCTACCGATACCGTAAACGTACTAAAGAACTTTGCTTCAATTAATTCAGGAATTGAATTCAAAAAAGGCAAGGTATTATCAACCATGTCTTCAAATAAGACTGTATTGGCCAAAGCCACATTACAAGATCAAATTGAAGATGATTTTTGTATCTATGATTTGAATCAATTTTTATCTGTATATTCTATCAATGATGGAACAGAATTAGAATTTGATGAACAAAATGTTATCTTCAAATCTGGTAAATCTAAACTTAAATATCGTAAGGCTGCCAAGAATTTAATCGTGGCTGCACCAGACAAAACTTTATCTCTACCATCTAAAGATGCTGAGTTTAGTTTATCTGAAGAAGATTACAAATCAATTATGAAATCAGCGGCTATTCTAGAATCTGAACATATTGTTTTTGAATCTGACGGTGGTAAGATTTATGCAACTACTTGTACGATTGGTACAGACGGCAATCCAACATCACATAGTAATTCTATTGAAGTCGGTGATGGTAATGGCAATCCTTTTAAAGCAGTATTCTTAAGAGATAATTTTAAAATGATTTCTGGTCACTATGATGTTGAAATCTCATCCAAAGGCCTGGCTTCATTTGGCAATACTAAAGTTGATTTAGATTATTGGATTGCTGTTGAAGTTAAACTATCTTCTTTCGGAGGTTGATATGGTTGATAAAATTAATACAATCTATGGCACACTCGATGAAGATCAATTAAAAGATCTCAGAGGCAATATTGATGAGATTGTTGTTTGTTTACAAAAGATACAAGCACTCAACGAATCTATTAAAGACATTATAGACTTATCATATGAAAATTCTAAGATTCCTAAGAAGATCATCAAGCGTATTGCTAAAACAGAATTCAAACAAAACTTCCGTAATGAAGTTACAGAGTCTTCAGAGTTTGAATCTCTGTATGAAGCTTTAGTCGAAGTTAAGTGATTTTTTTATATTATATTATGAGGTATTTGAATGTTAATAGAACACACATTGTGGGTGGAGAAGTATCGCCCACATAAAATTTCGGATTGTATTCTTCCTGATACTATGAAGGGGACATTTCAGGAATATGTAAATAGAAAAGAAGTGCCTAATCTGTTGTTATCAGGTACTGCTGGTATCGGTAAGACTACTGTGGCGAAAGCCATGTGTGATGAGATTGGTATTGACTACTTGGTTATCAATGGCTCAGATAACCGTGGCATTTCTACTATTCAGATTGATGTTAAGAACTATGCCACATCAATGAGTTTCTCTGGCGGTAAGAAAGTTGTTATTATAGATGAAGCTGACAATCTAACATCAGATGCACAAAAGGCCTTGAGAGGAATCATAGAAGAAGTTTCTATCAATTGTTCCTTCATCTTTACTTGTAATTTCAAGAACAGAATTATGGATGCAATACACTCCAGATGTTCCGTTATTGACTTTAAAGCCAATGGTTCTAAAGCCAAGATGGCATCACAATTCTTTAAGAGAGTTGAACATATACTTGAAACTGAAGGAGTTAAATATGATAAAGAGGTGGTTGCAGCTGTCATTACAAAACATTTTCCAGATAATCGCCGTATTCTTAATGAGTTGCAGCGGTATAGTATTGGCGGCACAATTGATAAAGGTATTCTTGCATCAGTTTCCGATGTGCAGTTAACTGAATTAGTGAAGTCTCTGAAGTCAAAAGACTTTGCTAACTGTCGTAAATGGGTCACCAGTAACTTGGACAACGATCCTGCAAGAATCTTTAGAACACTCTATGACAAACTATATGAGGCGTTACAACCTAACTCCGTACCTCCTATGGTTCTTATATTGGCTAAGTATCAATATCAAGCTGCCTTTGTGGCAGATGCTGAGATTAATCTGATTGCCTGTTTGACCGAGATTATGGTCGATTGTGAGTTCAAATGAACCGAGAAGAAATGATGAATGAGCTTGGCCTTGCTGGTGAAAAGGTCGTAATCAATATGTTGAGTAGTCTCGGTTTAAAAGTCGAATCTTCAATCAACAAATATGATTCTGAAAAAGATATGTTGGTTGATGGTAAAAAAGTAGAAGTTAAAACACAAGTTCCTTTTGTGATGCAAAACGCTTTTACATTTAAACCTAATCAATTAAACAAATGTCGTTCAGTTGATGTGCTATATTTTGTCTGTGTTCCTCCACCATCACATTATGATAAATGGGCTGGTTGGATTTTCAGAGTAGAACCTAAGAATTTTGTTACAAGAAGTTATAGAACTAAAGATGGTCGTGTTATGATTTTAATTGACCGTGAACAAGAAGCTTTAATACCTATAATGAAAATGTCTGACGAAAATATCAAGGAACTAAAGAAGTATACAGTTTCGGGGTATTAATATGGCAGATTTATTTAAAGAAATAGTTCCATCAATTCTCCAAACTAAAGTTAATTATCTTCGTGACGATGTGGACCTGAAGGAGTATTCTCCTTTCATGGTCAATCGTGCTCTTTCTTACCACATGGATTGTGTATTGTATGTTAATGAGGTAAACAAACACCATTCAATTGATAAGGATATGCAATACCAGTACCTTCTAAATAGTATTAGACCTGTCAAGAGGAAGTTCCAGCCTTGGCAAAAGTCTAGTACCGACAAG